AGCAGATGATTTCATCTGTACATTGATTTCTGGAATGTCAATAGCAGGAGAGTTTGCGGCATTTAACGATGGGTTATTGTCCTCAAAGTCACCTCTGTATTGATCAGTTGGTTGAAGTTGGTAAGTAACTAATCCATCTGTTGCATTTACTTGCATAGAAGCTGAAGGTACGATGAAAATTACATTCGAACCATCTACTTTAGTGTATGCCGGTAAATTAGCAGTTAAGCTAGTTGAACCTGACCAATAGAATCCTTTAACACCTTCTGCATCAAAGCTAGGTAATAAAGTATTTGCAACTGAAACTTTGATTAAAGCATCACCTACTGCTGAAGCAGAAAGTGAAGAATCAAAATCAACATCACTCCAAGAAGCTGTTGCTACTGCTGCAACCCATGTTGCGGCAGCAACAGTAGATTCTGTGTTGTTAATAGAATATCCAAATCTACCAGATCCATAAAGACCACCTGCATTTGTGTTACCAAATGGCTCCTCTGCAGATGTAGTGTTTCCATATAATGAAGACGTTGCAGTGAATGGTGCCTTAGTAGTTCCGTATTGGAAATCTAAGAAAAATACTAGACCTGAAGGTAGATTCATTGGTTGTACAGAAACGAATTCTTTAGACGATAATTGTCCGAATACTTTTCTTACCAATGGAAGAGCTACTCCTGCCCATTGTCCACCTGTTCCAGCTGTGAAATTACCTGTAGAGGCAGTTCCACCACCAGTTTGTGAACTTTCAACAACGAGTTGTTTAGCTTGATTTTCAAGAATCATAGACATATTATTTCTATTGTTTTCTTGTAAACCCTCTAAAAGACCCGTTTTTTCCCATTTGTTAGCTAATTTAGCTGCGTCACTCTGTAAAGAATGATATGGGTTCGCGCTTTCTAATAATGAATTTAAACTCATTTTTTAATTTTTTTAGAGATTAATAATTTATTTTAAATGATTCCAGCTAGTTTTTTAAATCTAGCTACCATAACATCAGATTCTACTATAGGTTGTTTTTTAGTTACTGGAGCTTTTCCTGTAATTTTTGATGCTGAACCTTTTCTCATTTCACTAATTCTTGATTTATTAGAATTGTTATCTAATAATCCTTCATTTAATGTTTCAAAAATTGTTTTAGCATGTTTAACATCCTTAGCATTATCAAATGCTTTTAATACCTTAACTTTTTTATCTTCAGTTAAGTTTTTCGATTTAAAGATTTTGTTGGTATAGAGTAATTTAGCGTTTAATAAATTTACTTCATTTAACTCAGTTTTTAATGAATTTACTTCATCTAAAGCTATTGTTAAATCTTCTTTCATTTTACGCATTTTTTCGGTTTCAGTTTCAGCTTTATTATCGTTTTTACGATCGTCGCCTTCAGCTTTTTCCTTTTTTGTCATGTACTCTTTTTCCTCATCAATATCTTCTTTGGCTTCGTCGATTTCTACGTCTACGTCCATTACGTCTTCAACATCATCGATGTCTTCAGCGTCTTCAACGTCTACTTCGTTATCAGCAAATTCGTCACCTGGTTCTAATTCACCAGCTTCTACCATGTCCTTAATTACAGATTCAATATAGTTTTTTAAGTCGTCTTCAGATAAGTCGTCAAGGTCAATTTCCATGTCATCCATGTTATCGTCCATATCTTCCTTTTCGTCCTTCATGCCGTCTTCGTAGCCTTCCTCTTCAGCATCTGTACGAGCGTCCTCTTTTTGGAGGTCTTTTTTCTCGTCTCTCATGCCGTCCTTGTAGCCTTCTTCTTCAGCGTCAGTACGTTTGTTTTCTTTAACTTCTTCACTATCTAATTCTGCAAGTAATTCGTCTAAGTTGATTTCTTCATCAACTTTGCCTTCTTTTGATTTAGCTTTCATTTCTTCCTTCTTAACATCATCCATATCATCTTCATCCATTTCTTGGAGTTTAGCAGACATCATTGATTTTAAGTGTGGAGTAAAAGCTTCCTCAAGTGCGAGCTTAGCATTCGCGATAGCTGTTTCTTTAACAGATTTAGCATCAGCGATTGCTTCTTTAAGCAAATCTCGGTTTTTTGACATAATCACAAAATTGTTTTTGGGAAATACGATTATTCAGGAATCGTAATAAGAATTATTATTTATCGGATGCCATATAAAGGATGGCATATTACGGTTATACGTATATGAATATTTTGTAAAATTACACTATAGGGCAAGAACCCTTTGAACAAAGAATTTCAGTTAAAATTTGATTAGTTTTAGTATAATCATAATTAACCATTTCTTTACCTTCTTTTATGCTATGCATGAATGATCCTGGGTTAGAAGGTGTTGAGACAAAATCCCAACATAATAATTCAAAATCATCTTGTACTTCTAAAACATTACCATTTTGTTCTAAAGAACCCATACCTCTTGATGATACGCCTACAGTAACACCATTTTTAATAAGTTCAGTTAAAATATTTCCAGCAGGAGTAGGTAATATTTCTATTTTACCTAATACATTATCACCATCCCACCAATAATCACTAATTATATGTGACACATTTTTTAAGTTGATTACAGAGGATTCTGGATGGTCTAATTCTCCCATTGAACGTCTTTCTTCTATTAATTCAGAATATTTTTCCATTTCTCTATCCCAAAGACCTTTAGAATAATATCTACCATTACCGTTTTTTACTTCAGCCGTAGCTAAAATACCTTCTACTAAAAGGTTTCCGTTTTCTTTATTAACATTTTCAGTTAAAGTTACGGGGGATGTGGATATAGTATGAGTTTCTATTAATAGCTTTTTGCTCATGTTTTTATTTTGTTGTAGAATAAGGGCTTACTGACTGACCTACTTGTCTTGGATCTCTTTCTCCAGACGGTCCTTTGGTTGGATTGTTTTTATCATTCCAATTAACCTCATTATCTTCTTCCATTCTTTTACTTTGTTTAGCAGTTGGTCCTTTACCTCCACCTTTTCTTTTAATGTTAGCTATTTTACCAGCAATTTTACCAGCATATTCTTTATCAACACCTTTTTGTTTATCTAATTTTTTAGATAATGAATCAAATGATTCATCTACTTCTTCTTCTTCATTTACTCCTTGTCTAAATTTTTCTAAACCAGAATATGATTGACCAACTGCAGGATTATCATTACTATTTTCATTACTATTTTCATTGCTACCATAGTTTGAATTAGCATTACTATCTTCATCTACCATTTCTGTTTTTTGGTATTTTTTACCACAATGTTTTTCATACAATTTTTCCATCTTGCCTTTTCTTTTTTCTAAAAGCTTAATTTCTCTTTGCATTTGTTTCATTTTCGTCCTATCAATTAATTCGCTAAGATTTTCATCTTCTTGAATTGAACTTACTCTATCTATTTTTTCTTGAATGTGATCATGTAAGAAATTTAATTGAGCTTCCATTTTAACAGTTTCAGCTTCTTTTCCTATTTCAGCTAATTTTGAATCAATTGATTCTTTTTTAACTTTTTTCTTTTTATCTGCAGCTGCTTTTTTCATTGATTCTTCCTTATCACCATCTCCATCAATATCTGGAAAGTCTGGTTTGTCTTCTTCATGCATACCTGCTCTTTCCTGTGAATTTTCTATTGCTTTTTGTCTTGCTTCTAATGCAACATTAGTATCATCATATGATACATTTGTACTTTCAGAAAAATTTCTAAATTCGTTATCTTCATTCATTACGTCTCTAATAACTTGGCCATACATTGCAGCTAAGCTATTTGGGTTACCTGTAGTAACTACACCACCTAATGATTCTTTAATTAAACTTTTAAGTTTATCTTCTTTATTTTCTTTTACTACTGCATAATGGTTATTACTGTCTTCTAATTTTTCACTATATCCACTACCACCATAATTTTCACCTTTATTTTTTTTCATACCACCATTTTCTGTTTGGTATCCTATTGCTTCACCAAATTGACCTTCTTTTACATAATGTAAAGGATCTTTAGATAAGTTTTTAACTACTAATTCTTGAGCTTCTCTTAATCCTAATTCTGGATTTGATTTACATTCATAATATACTCCATTAATTAATTCTTGGCCACTAACATTATTAATATTATTTTCTGATGGTGAATATGGGTATTGATTATTTAAACTATTTTCAACTTCTTTATTTGCCTTAAATTGACCTGATCCATTATTATTTATTGAAAATTTAGCTTTAGATTCAGCTGGAGTTTTAATTTCCATAGCATTTGGTTTTCCTGCATCATTTATTATTGGAGATAATTGATCTTCTCCTTCAGATAGGAATTTTTCAAAAGCCAGTTCAAAGTCTTTTTTAGGACCATTTAAACTTTCAATTTTTGTTATTGGTTTTAAATCAACATACCCACCAATGCTTTCTTTTATTACACTTCTATTTGTTAAAATCTTTTCAGCTTCTGTAAAGTTTGTAGAGTTAGTAAGCATGTTAGGAAAACGTGATTTTGCTTCTTTAAGAAACACATCTTTATGTCCTTTTCCTTCTTTAATTAGGTTGTACTGTTCTTGTAATGTTTTCATATTAATTTTTTAATAATGTTTCAATGTCTTTTATATAATCATTTATTAAATCTGTTCCTATTACTACAGAAAAACTGTTTGGGTTTTCTCTATAGTACTTTATAGTTTCGATTTTAGCTTGCCTTAATGGCTTTTTAATTGCTTCTAATCGATTTTCAATTTCACTAAAAGCGTTAATACGATCTTCTTGAAATTGTTCTTCTTTTGTTTTGTTTTCTTTAACTATCTTATATTTCATATTATACATATGTAGCTTCTAGCTCCAATTACTATTTAACTTGATTAGGCGCTAATTTATAGCCTAATTGTTTAACATAAGTATCATCATCTGTTCCTAATGCTTTTTTATTTAATCTAAAGGCATATGGTGTTAAATAAGCACCTGCTGCCCCAGAAGTTGACATTTCTTCTACTTCTTTTTCATTTGCATCAAGTATATTTTTAGAAAACATTTCTTCTAAATAATCTGATAATGCTACTCTAATTACACCCTTTAACCTACCGTCATTAGGAATGTCATATTTATCTATTATAGCTTTTGCTACAGCTTCAACTCTTTTATCATTCATTGCAGATAAACTTGCAACTGATGGAACTGGGGTATTTATTACTTTTTCAAAATCTTTATCACCTAAAATATCTCTTAAACCATCATCAAAACCCTCAGACATTTTCATTGTTATTGTTCTATACTCATCAGGATATTCATTCCTAATATGTGTACGTATTTTATTTCTTAATACACGAGCTTCATCATATATTAATCTTAGTTTATCATCTGTTTTAGCTTTAGTATAAACACCTTTAGCTGTTTTAACTAAATTACTTGCATCATCAAATAATTCCTCAAAGTTAGGTATATATTCTATATCCCAAGAAATTGCTCCTGTTTCTTTATTTATATCTTTAATGGTTGATTTAATTCCACCACTAATTTTAACGTCTCCTATTTTAAATTCACCTTTTTCATCAACTTTAGGTAAATCATTTCCAGGAGCTTCTTTAAGTTTATATTTGTGATCCATTTGCTATTTTTATTTCTTGAATTAATTCATAATACTGGAGTAGGTCTACAAGATTATTACTATCTACTTTATCTGTTTTGCCTAATTCCATTAATAATTTAGAAACTTCATTTACCTTAATTTGAGTAGTTTTATCTTTTATATCATTTACCACTTCAGAAAGTACTGTTTTTAATTCTATTATTTTAGAATTATAAAAATTTCTTAGTGATGGGGTTGAATCTATAGAATTAATATATTCTTTAAGTACTTGTTTTTGTTCTTTACTTAAATTATCATATTTAGTATTAAATTTTTCAATTAATACTTTATAAGTTAAAATTCTTGTATCTTTATCATATAATGAAAATTCTTCTAAAACTGTTTGTTTACGTTCTTCAGAAATTTCTTGCTTTGTTAAAAATTCTAGTAAAGTAATTTTATTATCAATTAACTGTTGTGTATCAGTTGATTTTTCAGAATGTGATCCTTCTATTAAAGTATATAATGATGCTAATTCTTTATAGTTTTTAATTTTAGCCCCAAAAAATTCTTCAACTTTATAACAATCTTTAATTTCTTTAATTAAATTATATTTTTGTTTTTTTAAAACTGATCTGTTTAATTTTTTAGAATTATCTATTGCTGTTGATATAAACATATTTGCTCTTCCCTCATTTAAGACTCTAGATTTTAATATAGTTTCATACAATTTATATTCACGACCTAATTCTGTTTTAACAAAATATTTTTTTATCATATCAATGGCAGGTGAATCTGCGCCTCTTAATGTATCCGCTGTTATTTGTCTAACAAGTAGTTCGAAAAGTATACCAGGGTTTTTAAATTTGGAATGTTTTATTTTCATTAAAAAATATATTTATTTATAAATATTAACCTTTTAGTTGAGAGTCGTCAAGTAATTTAGAATCATCTTTATCTTCTTCAAATATTAGTTTCTTTTTATTTAAAGTATTTAAGGATTTAAATATATCCTTATTTTTTAGAAAAGTTATTCTAGCACTTTCTAAAGCTAATGAACCACCTTTGGTTTTAGGATTTAAAAGATTTCCATCATTTTTGTCAGTATCTTTCATTCTTTTTACACCTAATCTATCTTTTCCAAAATTGTCATCTTGGGTATTTCGTTTAGTTACTTGTTTTTTAGGACGACCTAATTTAGGATCATCGGCAGCATATTTTTCAGGTTTTGGAACTCCTCCTGGATCTGAATACATTCTACCATTACCATATAATGAAGCTAAATCATGAGGTGTACCATAAGATTTACCAGTACTAACAGGATCATTTCCTTCTGCTTCAATTTGAGCATTCCTAAATTGTCTTTTAGAATCTTCTCTAACTAAATTTCTATATTCTTCTGTTTCACCTTCACTAAAGTGATATAAATTATCATAAATCCAATCAGATGGAACTAATTTTTGTTCTAATAATTGAGCTGATAATTCTGCTTTAGATTTTAGTAATTCTATTTTTTCTTGTTCGTATATAATAGATGGTGTAGTCATATCTAATGTAAAATTAGTTAACTTTTCATCTGTATAGCCTTGAGTGTATAAATGAACTAATGCTATTTTATTTAATTCTGATAGTATAATTCTTTGTATTCTATCAATTGTACGAGCAAATCTAATATCTTCAGCTGCTAGTGTAGCTTTTCCTTCTATATTTTCATCATATCCTAAAAATGCTTTAGGTATTTTAAGAGCAGCAAATAATTTATTTCTTAAGTACTCAACATCTTGAATTCCATCATAATCTAAACCTTTACTAGTATCAATTCTAGTTGTTGTATCATTACCTCTAACTGGTATGTAAAAATCTTCTAACATATTTTGCATATTATACTTTAGATTATACTCACCAGTATTTTCATCCATATAAGGGGTACGTTTCATTTGAGAAATAGTTTTTTGCATAAATGCTTCTATTTCGTTTGGTGGTATAGCTCCAACATTCATGTAAAATACTCTTTTTTCGGGTGCACGAGCAATTCTATGAATTAACATTGCATCTTCCATTAATGAATATTGTTTAAATAATTTTCTACCTGGTTCTAAATAACTTCTACCATAAGGTAAGTAATTAACATCAGATATTAATCTAAAGTGAGCCATTTCATAATTATCAATGAATATACCATTATCTTCTGCTCCACCAGTACCATAACCGGTTCCATACATTCCTGTACTATCACTAATTATACCATCTGGGTTGTACTTAAATCTAATTTCTTGGGGGTTTTCTGGATTGTATCCTTCTTGTCTTTCAATATGAAAAGCTGTATAAGGAATAACATTATATACACCATATTTTTCAGCTATATCCATTTTTAAGAAAAAATCACCATATTTACACATTTGTCTAACCCACATCCAACAATTAAATTCTATATTTAATACATCATAAAATAAATTATATAGAATTTTTTGTATATCTTCATTTGAACTTCTAATTTGTAATACTTCACCCATATCATTTTTAAGAGTGGATTCATCAGCAACTATGTCTAAAGCTGAAGCACATATTGCATCTGTATCCATAACATCATATTCTGAGTATAATTGAGGTCTTAACCATTGATAATTAAAACTAAATTGTCTTCCTAGTAAGGATGAAGGGGCAGTAGTATATATCCTATTATATCTATCTACTAGGGAATTTGTTTCAATTCCACCCATTTGTTGAATAGTACTACTGTCTATTACTTTTAGTTGATCACCACCAACATTACGTATAATAACGTCAGTTGAAAATAATCTTCTTAATCTTGAAAATACACTTGTATTTGCCATATCTATGTGTTAGTTATTGTTATAAATATTATTATAGAAGCCATCTTATGTCTTCTTGTCCATCTTTTGTTTTTATATGATAAGGATTATCAGAACCTTTTGAAAAACCATAACCACCTTGATATGATGTTCTGTTAACTTTCATATTATTTAGTGATTGTTTTGTTATATCTAATCCCCTTTGTCTAAATTTTAATGCTGTATCTCTAATGTACATAGCTATTCCAAAAGCCATTACTAAATCATCATTATACCCCGATTGTGCTTCAGGTCTACCATTACGCCAAATAAAAGTTTTCATTTCTTCAACTAATCTTTTAGATTGAATAGTTACTCCCTTATCACTTATATATTCTTGAAATTTACCTACTACCATAGGTCTAGTTCTTGATGACATTGTAAATCCAGGTACCATTTTAGAATGGTCTTGATATTTATCAAAATATGAATTTACATTAGTTGATTCTGTTTTTTGGGAATAATAAAGGTTTGGGTAATTTCTATCTATTGCTACTTGAAGTGTAGCCCAACCGATATTAGCATTTTCAATTACTAATAATGCTTCATTATATTCAGTTGCTATACCAACTAATAAATGTCCATATTCTTTAGTACCTAATTGTCCTTTATATTCAGCAACTTGTACATTTGTTTCTACATCAATTACATGAAATGCAGAATAATCTTTTCCATCACCTCTAGATACATCAGCTACTACTATATATGATCTACTATAATCTGGAGATTCCCAAACCCATAAATTTTGATCTGCTCCCCTTCTTTCTAGGGGATCCTTAATAAAAGATTTTTCATAATATTCCATATATTCATTATAAAATACAATATCACCTGAAGTGCTAAAATCACAATCACACTCTTGTGCCGCCATTCTAGGATCTCCTAGTAATTCATCTTGTTTTTTTCTCCAAGCTTCATCTCTATCGGGATGCACATACCAAGGTAATTTAATAGGTAAAAAATCATTTTCACCACCTTCGGCTCTTGTCCATGTTTGGTGAAACCAATTACCTGTACCATAAGGAGTACTTAATGCAATACATCCCCCTCCAGTTGCTAAGGTTTGTTGTGCCGATGCCCAAATTTCTCCAATATTATCAATAAAAGCTGCCTCATCAATTAATAATAAAGATACTGCTTCTGATCTACCGGCATCACTTGAAGCTGATGTGGCTTTAATTTGTGATCCATTTGCTAATCGAAGTGTTAATTTATTATTTTCAGGGGCATCTATTTTAAGCCAGGAAGGTAAATTTTCATACATAAATTTTACCTTTGTAACCATATTTTTAGCTGTATCCTGTTTTGTTGCAATACAAAGAATATTTTTATCCTTATGAAATGTCATCATCCATAAAGAGTAACCAGCTGATAAAGTTGAAATACCTAATTGTCTAGATTTAAGAATTATTGAATATGGATTATCTCTCCATAACGTTAATACTTTATCTTGGAATGGGAATAAATTAAATTGTATGCGCCCGCGTTGTGGGTGCTGTATATAACAATATTTACGCATAAAATGCACAGGATCTTTAGCGCATTTAAGATACTCTTGACGTATAACTTTTTTTAAATCTGACAATTTATTTATTTATTTTTTCTAACTTTCTCTATTGATCTTCCTCCAAAATAAGCACCAATAACTGTTATTAATACTAGTTGTAATAAATCTGTCCATTTTTCTTCTACACCAAAGTTAATGGTTCCAGCATCAATGAATATCATAAGAACAGTAGAAACTACTAAAAATACTAAAACCATAGGTCTTACATTTTTACTTAACCAACTATCACTATTCATATCAGATTTCCATCTGTCTGTAATATTAGCTTCCATTTTTGATTGGTAATCTGAGATTAATTCTTTTACTTTTAATTCAGCCTCTAATTTTTCTTCTTTAGATGTATGTAGTTTGTCTATAACTCCTCCTACACCTTCTATAAGATCTTTGGCTCCTCCTGAAAATATTTTTGTTAGTAAACTCATATTGCGTCTTTTTCTAATTTTTTAACTAAAGATTCTAATTCTTTTTTTATTGGTGTTTTTTTTCTTAGAATATTTTTTATTTCTTCTTTTCTGCTTTCATCATTTGATTTGCCATATTCTTTGGCATAAGATACCATTTCTTTTTTAATGTCTTTTAATGATTTAACTGCTAAGTCTAATTTTTTAAATTTACCTCTAGCAGCTTTTGCTGCTTTTACAGCATCTTTATCATCATCTACATCAATATCTTCATTTGCTAGTTCTTTTTTATGTTTTACAGTTTTTTCTAACTCTTTATTTAATAATTCTTGATTTTTAACTTCTTCATCTGTTGCCTCAGATAAAATAGAAATAATTTCTTCTTTAATGAACGATTTTAAATTTGTTTCTTTCATGGTATAGTATGTTTTATTATAAATATGTTAAGATTCTATTATATTTAACATTTGTTCAATTCGTTCTTCTGTAGTGCCTTTTATAGTTTCTACATTTTTCATCATATATGCATATTTTCTAATAAAACTTGTAATAGTAAAATCTATAACATCTCTATAATGTTCATCTATCTCACGTATTCCATTATCTTCAATAGGCAATCCATCAGGAGAAATATAAAAAATGTAATCATATTCTCTAATAAATTCTTTTGCATACTCAATAAATTTATCTTTATCTTGGTAAGGTATAGATTTAGCATTTTGTGTAAATGACATCACATCTATTATTGTTCTATCAGTAATAATATTATCGTTCATTAATTCAGCACAACGTTCAGCTAAAAATACTGTTTGACCTTTTAATGTTGAATCTGTATTTAATGGAATACCTAAACCACTTAAATATTTACTACGTTCTGTAGCAAAATTGTAATTTTTAAAAAGTGGTAAATCTTTTAAAGCGTTAACCAATGTTGTTTTACCTACACTCATTGTACCACATAAACCTATTTTCATATTGTCATTAATTTTTCATGTCCAACTATTATTGTACTATCTATATTTACTTTATACCCTAATTGTCTTGCTTTATCAGCAAACCCAAAATCTTCCCATTGGTTTTCATTTAAAAACTCAAAAGGATTATACATACCATCGAATACTTCTTTTTTTACTAACATAAAACCCATCCCATTAGCCATAACTTCATTTATACCTTCTAATTTATCTTGTGTTGTAAGAGTTTCGCCATTTAATTTACAACAAGCAAATAAATCATTTGATTTTTTATAAATTCCACTTATAATATCTAAATCATGATTTAATAATTTTTGAAATTGATCAAATGTAAAAACTTGATCATCATCAATCCACATATAATGTGTTGGCCTGTGCATTCTAGCTCTATCTAATAGAGATTGTCTACTCATACTAACATTAGGAATATAACCATTAACCATAGCCCATTCTATATTATTAATATGTAATTTTTTTATTAGTTGAGTCCAACAATTTAAAAAGGTATTACTAAAGGTACTTCCTGGAATACAAAATACTATTTTCATTTTAATTTCTATGGTTTTGCCCCTTTGGAGCTGGTTGTTTATACCAGGGTAGTCCTGATTGTTGTCTAATTGCTTCTTTATGTTCTTCAATTGTTTTAGGTATTCCATAAAGGTAATATTCAGCTTTTTTTATATTACCCTCTGGTATTAAAGCTGGTCCTTCCCAATTATGTAGTTTACCATCCCAAACGTATGCAACAGTTCCATCTTTCTTTTTTAATTTTTGGCTAATAGGCCATTCATTTGTTTCTTTTGCCATAATATTTATTTACCTCAATATACGAAAGGTATTTTACCCCTCCAAGATTTTTTCAGCTACTAGTGTACCATGAGCTCCTGACACTGAAATTCCTCTAGCACTTAAAGCATCACCTACAAAGTGTACATCTGGATATTTTGTTAAACTTAAATCCTCATACTTTACTAATGGTTCTGGGGCTAAATATTTAACTTCAGGTACATATATTCCCCAATCATCTTTTAATGTTGGAAATACTTTTTTCATATCATCAATAAAATCTTCTATGTATTTATAATATCCTTGAAATGCATCCTTAACTACATCTAAATTTTCTATTTTAGTAGCTGATACATCAATACCTTCTGATGTTGTAGATGGTTCTCTTGTTGGGCTATAAAATAAACCAGTACTATTTTCTTGTACTTTATTTACTAATTCTCTTGCCCATTTAAACGGTTCTTTAATACCTTTAACTTCCATTAATATACCAAAATTAGTCATATCATTTCTAAATGCCTCATCTTTTTTAGCATGTCCATTATAACTGTGATCTCCATATGTTTCTTCTACTGCTACGTAAGCTGCATTATTATTAGTACAAAATGATCT